TTCGTTGATGGAATCATGGAAGGTAAAGAGTGGGTTTGGGATAATGGTATCCTAAAAGAGTCTGCAGTAGCAGAAATCAAACAAGAAATTGATCAAGCAACACTGATTAACATCCAAGAACGGAAGATTTCCGCGTTTGAGACGTTTTTAAAGAGTTTGTGATTTATAAATAAATAAAGACAACGCAAAGTATAACGGAGTTTTACAAATGTCTGAGACCCTCGACAAAGAGTTAGATAACATGGAGCAAGTGGACGAAGGCTCTAACCCTGTCACCAAAAATGCAAAACCTGGTGATCCTATTGACACCTCTAAAGGTGGCGCAACCAAAGTTATCGACGTTAACACCGATTCGGAAGAAGGTGCTAAAGGTACGAAGAACGCAGGAGCATCTGCTGCTAAACCAGTAGGCAAGGCACCCGTTCCTTCTACAAAACCGTCTGATGCTTCCGCTAAAATGGAGGACGTAGAAGAAGATGGCGAAGAAGCAATCTCCGAAACCAAGTACGACTTTACTCAAGATGTTGACGCTCTTGTATCTGGTGAGGAACTCTCAGAAGAATTCAGAGAACGTGCAGTAACGATCTTTGAAGCTGCTGTAACATCTCGCGTTAACGATGAAGTTAAAGCGTTGCAAGAGGCATTTGAATCTACCTTGACTGAAGAAGTCGAAAAGATTCAAACAGAATTGGCCGAGAAGGTAGACGACTATCTCTCTTATGCCGCCGATACATGGATGAAGGAAAATTCCCTTCAGATCGAGCACGGCATTAAGACTGAGATGGCAGAGTCGTTCTTCAACGGTCTAAAAGGTCTCTTCTTAGAGCACAACTTTAGTGTGCCTGAGGAGAAGTTTAACCTGCTAGATGGTATGGCAGGTGAGCTAGATGATATGGAAACAAAGCTCAACGAACAAATCGACGCTAATGTTGCATTGAATAAGCGCATTGGCGAATTTGTCAAAATGGAAATTGTGAACGAATGCGCTACTGGTCTCGCAGAGACACAGAAAGAGAAGCTTGCTTCTCTTGCAGAGGGTGTTGAGTTTGAAACTGAAGAAGACTATCGCAAGAAAGTCGAAACGATTAAGGAATCCTACTTCACTAGAAAGGCCGAACTTGCAGAATCTGTAAGTGACCCCAGTGTAGAAGCAGCGGAACCCCTTGTCGAAAGCACAGCAAGTGGATCAATGTCGAAGTACGTTGATGCTATCGCTCGCTGGTCCAAATAATTAATTAACTACTTAACTCGGAGAAAAATCTCAATGGCTAACATTAAGCAACTCCAGGAAAAGTGGGCACCCGTTCTGAATCACGATTCTCTGCCCGAGATTGAGGATTCTCACAAGAAAGGCGTAGTCGCACAACTTCTGGAAAACCAAGAAAAAGCATTAACTGAAGAAGCTGGTATCCTTAACGAGACTCTTCAAACAACAGGTTACACTGGTGGCGATACCGCGACTGGTCCTGTTGCTGGTTTCGATCCTGTACTGATCTCTTTGATCAGACGTTCGATGCCTCAATTGATCGCCTATGATATTGCTGGCGTTCAACCTATGACTGGTCCTACTGGACTGATCTTCGCAATGCGTACAAACTACGGTAGCGAAAGAGATCCTAACGCTGGTGGTTACGATGAAGCATTCTTCAACGAGCCTAACGCTGGATTCTCTGGTGGTGCTGGTAACGCATACGATCCTGGCGCTTCCTCTTCCGCTAACAACGATGCTGAAGGCAACAACCCTTCACTGTTGAACGACTCCCCTGCTGGTACATACGAGCAGACTGGTGACGCAACAGGCATGAGCACTGCTACTGCTGAAGCACTTGACGACAGCAACGCAACTAACACTGCCTTCCGTGAGATGGGTTTCTCCATCGAGAAGGTAACCGTTACTGCGAAGTCTAGAGCACTCAAAGCTGAGTACAGCATTGAACTTGCTCAAGACCTTAAGGCAATTCACGGTTTGGATGCCGAGCAAGAGCTCGCTAACATCCTCAGCACTGAAATCCTTGCTGAAATCAACCGTGAAGTTGTTCGTACCATCTACACAAACGCTGTTGCTGGTGCTCAGAACAACACTGCTAATGGCGGTATCTTTGACCTCGACGTTGACTCCAACGGTAGATGGTCTGTAGAGAAGTTCAAAGGTCTTCTGTTCCAAATCGAAAGAGATGCTAACGCTATCGGTCAGCAAACTCGTCGCGGGAAGGGCAACATCCTCATCTGCTCTGCTGATGTGGCATCTGCTCTTGGTATGGCAGGCGTACTTGACTACTCTCCTGCTCTTAACGGCAACAACGCTCTTACTGGCGTAGACGATACTTCTTCTACTCTCGTAGGTACACTTAACGGTAAGATCAAGGTTTACGTTGATCCTTACTCTGCTAACGTTGCTGATAAGCACTTCTACGTTGCTGGTTATAAGGGTACTTCTCCTTATGACGCAGGTCTGTTCTACTGCCCTTACGTTCCTCTTCAGCAGGTTCGTGCGATTAATCCTAACACCTTCCAGCCCAAGATTGGCTTCAAGACTCGTTACGGAATGGTTTCTAACCCCTTCGCTCAGGGTCTTACCCAAGGTAGTGGCGCTCTTACTGCTAATACTAACAAGTATTACAGAAGGGTTCAGGTTGCTAACCTTATGTGATCTAATCACAACTAATTTTAAGAGGGTGCTTGACACCCTCTTTTTTTATGCTATAATATATTTGTAAGGAAGGGACGCTGACCTTACTGGGAGTGACCGAATAAACTTACTGGCATATAGCTGGTTAAGGTGATAAGACAGGGGTGGTGCCCGCTGCTGGGAACAGTAGAACTACAAACCAAGTAGGTCTTATGCAGAGGAGTAATTCTAAACTGTAGAAATGCCCTCCTCTTGTTGGTATACAGGAATCCAACCTCCCCCACACACCACATAAATAGTGACGAATATCGTCGCCGCCGAGGGAAGTCTGGTCAGAATCAGACACTCCCTCTTTTTTTTATGCGTATTGTATCTTCATGAACCAAACATAAGAGTTGTTTCTCTGAATAAAGTACCTATGGTTTTTGTCAGGGTATTCAGATAAATAGTGGTAGAATTAAGCGAGGTGGAAAAATGATCCCTACCCTTTCCTATATTATTGAATCCAATTATAGAGTGAGATCATGCACAACATCACGTCAAGCAATCAGTTAAACGAATGGCATCATATCGACGACTTCGATTCCGTCGAAAATCAAAAACTCAATGACTATTACGAGTGTCTGATTGAATGCGAGATCACACATGAAAATTCATGTAAGCGAATATGCAAAGAGGTGCTTATGACCTAAATAAACTACCGTGTGAAGGAAGTGTTGAGGGGCGTAAATGCCCCTCTTTTTTTATGCTAAATATTTTTATACCTGATATTTACATCATGGATTATAAACCATATTCCCCTGAGTGGCATCGTAAGAGATACCTGAAAGAAGCACTAGATAAGTATCTCGATGAGTACGTTCCGAACGAAGTCATTTGCGAGGACATCTTGAGTATTCTCTCTGAAAGATCTGAGTCAGCATATGCTGAATGGAATAAAACAGAGGAACTCTCTGAGATGATTCATTCTAAATAACACTGTATCTGGTGTAATTATATGCTGTCAACTCAGTATCGACTCCGAATGGAGTCTATTTGCAAAGCAATTGCAAAAGGTGATGATGTCAAACTGGATGACATGATATGGGCAGAGAAACTTGCTAAGTCTCATACAACTGCAAGAGAGTGGTTGAAACAAGCAAGACGTGCCGCGCAAGGAATTGAAGAAGGAAGTACAGATGATTTTCTGAATAGGATGGGTTTAGGGGACCCCGATCCATCCAACCATAGAACGGGGTTCAAAGGTGCAGATGATATTGTAGATTGGTTCAACAGAGACAAACCCGACGACTGGAGGCAACGCGACTAATGGAAGCAGTAATCTATTCCAACGGCAATCAAGAATGCGAACGTGCTAAGACGTTACTAGAAAGACTTAATTTTCAAATTCATGTGTATAAATTAAATCACCACTTTTCACAAAAAGGTTTTGTTGCTGAGTTTGGTGAAGAAGCAGAGTATCCACAGGTCAATGTTGGTTTCAGACATATTGGTGGATTGAAGGATACACTACACTACTTTAAGGAACAAGGCATGTTTGTCTGACGACTAAATAACTCTACCAACTCTTAATTATGATTACTGACGTTCACTTTGAAGATTTTATTGGTATCTTTGATACTGAATTTGATCCAACTGATTTTATTGAATACTTTGAACACTGCAAAGAAACTGGTGTAGCATTTGATCGAAGAGGATTTACCTCTAAAGATAAAAAACTTGCTGATACTAGAAGGGATGCGTGTTTACCTATTGACTATTTCATGGATGAAGGCAATGCTCCACCAGAAGTATCGTCTTACATGATTGATAAAGACTTAAACTCGACATACTTGAAACGGTATAATAGAGTTTTGAATATGTGTATGAATGAATATGCTGGTAAGTATGAACGTCTTACGATGTACAACTTACAATCTGCATATCTCAATATCCAAAGAACTCGTAAGAGTGAAGGATATCATGCTTGGCACTCTGAAAATAGTGCGCCTGGTTGCACCAAAAGAGTTCTTGCTCACATGATGTATC